TGGCTCAGGACGGCACCAAGCGCACCACCCACATTTACGTTCTGACCCTCTTTGATGCTCAGAGCAACTTGACCAAGCTGCGGGCCACCACAACGGACAAATCACAATCGACTTCCTTGGCGGGCTTGAGCGAGAGCGCGTCGAGCACAAATTTTGTGGAGATCTTACGCCTCATTGCTTCCATCGCTGCCGCTACAGCGAAGTAGTCAGTCCCCCACGATACGGCGCATTTCCTCGCACGCCGCACCGAGTTGGTCGCGGTGCCACTCCCAACCGAGCCGATTAGCGTGTTCGGCGCACTTCTCCATCAGCAGCAATTCCCGTTTGGCGACATCTTCGACGTGGCGGAAGCGGCGTTCGACGTTGGCCTTGTGCAAGGCGCGGCCAGCGAACACGCCGCAAAGTGAAGCAATCGCGGTAAACAGCCACGTCACGGGATGCGGCGCGAACGCCACGGCCAAAGCGAGGTCAACGGCGGCGAGCACCGCCCACGACGTGAATATGGCGAACCAGGTGAAGGTCATGGCTCTGATGGCTCGTCGCGCCACAAGCCCAGCGTGCGCAGCAGGGCTTCGCATCTTTGGGCGGCGGTGGCGTTAATCAACAGCATCTCCGTTGTCGTATCGCGCTCTCGGCAACCGTCTTCGATATGGCCCAAATTCATCCGATGCTCAAGCCACCAAATCCACTTGCGCCAAGAGCCGTTGGATTCTAGCCGTGCGAGCACCTCGTGCATCGCGTTCAGGTCGCGGGTGTAGTCGGGCATTGGCATGACCGTGGAACCTTGCGCGACGTACTTGCCTTCAACATTACCGCCGTGCGACACGACATAGCCCATCCACTCCGCAATCGCCACGCGCTGTTCGTGCTCGGTCATGGCTCTGGTGTAGGCGCGGGTGCGCCGGTTGTTGTTGGTGCTTGTTTCCGCTCTATGTCAATGTGCAGAAGCCAGATCAAAAGTATCGTCATGACGAAGCACCATAGACTGCCGTACGGATCGGTATCACCGTGCGTCCAGAAGTATCCGACGTTCATTATCGCCATCCACCACGAGAACCCGCGCAGGCCATTGTCGTTGATAAGCGGTTCCTTATTCATGCGGTACGGTTTGCTTTGCTTCTTCTAAAGAAGCGGTTGTTTGTTGTGCGCGCCGAACCATCATGGCGTCAGCGAGATTATAAGCAGATTCAGCGAGAGGCCCGCAGAGTGGTTCGTGTAGGGTGTCGCCCGCGAGCAATCCCGTTAGCGCCGCGCAGGCGAACCTGTCGCGCAAGCCGTCCAGCGCGTCCGCCTGGATAGCGGCAATGTCTGCTTCGGTAGCGCCACCACTACGCTGGTACAGTTCGCGATACCATTCGAGGGCGGTTTTCATGGCTTTCGTTTAAGCTCGCGCTGTGGCGCTACCTCGCGCAACAACTCGCGCAGAGCGGCATTTGTTTCGCGCAGGTCAGTGAGTTCGGCTTCGAGGCGTTTTTGCTCAGCAATGAACTCTACCATGAGCGCGTTCGCTTCGGCGTTCAAATCAGCGACTTCCTTTGCGTGATTTACCAACGCTCGCACAGCGGCGGGATCCATTGGTATTTCGAGGTTCATAGAACGCGAATGTTGGCGGTGCGGTGTCGGTGGACAATATCGCGATTCTTGGACTTCGGCACGCGCCGGATCTTGCGTCCGCTGGTCAAATGCAGCGTTGGCGGAATGGCGCTGAGCGTGTAGGAACTGCCCGGTTGAAACTCGCCGTGCCGGTCGAAGCTCACAATCTCGCGTCCGACCGCCGCCGAAGTCAGGAACCTGGTGGCCACGTTATCCTTGATGACGTAGCTGGTGCCGATACCGATAATCGCGCCCTCAGCGCCTTCCTGCCGTTTACACGCCCGCGCCAGAGCGCAGTTCTTCGGATCTTTCTTCGAGGCTTTGGCGAGATCCTTGTCCGTCACTTCGAGGAAGATTGATTCCTTCGCGTCAATCACCTTCTTGACGTTCGGGAAATACTTGTGGACCCGTTGCAAGGCGTTTCGGCCATGAACGAGTTGCTTACGGTTGTTACGGTTCTTTGCTACTGGTGGGTTTGTTTTCATAATCCAAGGCACCGACGCACAAGATCGGCAGTGGCGGCAGTGCAAAGCGTTTGAGGCGTGCAGAACAAAATCCGCCAACCTCGGGCCGTGCCTTCGTTCCACTTCTCGTATTCCTTGAGCATTCTCGCCGGCCGTACGTGAGCACCGCCACTCCACAATCCTCCGTTGCACTCCAAAGCAATGCCACGAACGCCTTTGTGGTCGTTTATGAACCAAGCCAAATCCCAACGCCAGCGGCGGTCTGGATCAAATTGATACTCGTATCGCGGCTCTGGAATTTCATGCTCGCGAAAGAACGCCGTCACGACCGCCGTGTTGTAGCCCGGCGCATAGCCGCTGCGCGTGCCGGCCATCTTCGCCCGCGCAGGCTCCTCTTGCTTCAGCCGGCGCTGCGCGTATTCCTTGAACTGCTCTGGCGTCCAGTTGCTCATGGTGCCTTATGCGCCGTGGTCCTCAATACCCTTGTGCCTCCAGCCAGTCGGCGCACTGGGCGCGCGTCATGCGGTCAGTGAAGTGCTCGCGTGATACCACTTCCAACATCGAGCGCGGAACTTGGAAGCGTTGTGCGACCGATGTGAATAAGATGTCTGACCCAGGGTAAACAGATGTTTCGGTATCGACACATGCGAGATAAGCGGTGCCGATAGCGCAGCCGCATTCCCGCCCTATCATAAACTGCGGCACCTCTTTGATGAACGTGCTGCCGTACCGTATCGCCGCGCTGAGTGTTTTGATTTTGTCCATAATTTATTTGTGCGCCGTGGCGCTCGCGGGTTTCTTCACCGGCCAGATTTGTTTGCAGGTCGGGCAACGCATCGGGACATTGCTCCACTCCAAAATTTGCTGCTGCATTTTCACGCCGATATTGCGCCACTTAATCGGCTTGAGCATTCCAGACGCGATGCAATGCCGCAACTCGTCCTCGCTCAGCTTGGTGGATCTCATGATTTCATTGAGGCAATTGCGAGCGCGTGGATGCAAGCTCTCAATGGATTTACCGTCGCTCATATCAATCCCCTAAAGGTGCTCAGGTGAGTGCGCCAGCAAGGTCATGGTTTGTTGATCGTCACGCTCTGGTCACTGGACTGCGGAAAGGTGACGACAAAATTGCCGTTGGTAGCCTGCTCGACATGCACCCATTCGTTCAGGTTGGTGCGCCAACGCCATTGCCTTTGGTGCTCGGCGTCGAGGTAATATTCGGCATGACCAAGATTCACGGCTTCGCGTTCCCATGACCCACGAGTTGCAAAGAACGTAATCGCACTGAACACGATGCCGACAACAGCGCAGCAGAAAAAATTAAACTTATCGTCGTCGTTCATTACTGGAAATTGTTAAACGCCTTGATAACGCGATTCACGATCTCGCGAGCGTCGGTCTCGCTCTCAATCTCAATCCGGTTCCTCGAATTTGTAGAAGACGCCAGCTTTATCCAGCATCACGCGGAACGTGCGATCAGTCTCAATCTTGTCCTTGGGACGTGGCTTGCCCTTATACTCGCGTTCGACCGTGAAGTTGGCCCACCACCCAAAAAGCGTGTTCTTTTCCAGTTCACCAAGCATCTTGCCCGCGTCCTTGCCAAACGGCACAGGGAATTGATACCAGTCGGCGTCGTGGTGGTCCGTCTCGCTCTGCGCCGGCTGCGGGGCGGCGGCGGCGGGCGGTGGCGGCGACATTGGCTCGACCTGGGTGAATATCGCGCAATTCTGGATCGTGGCTTCGAGACCGCCTTTGCTCGTAGGCACGCAACCCAACGCCCAATCCTCAAGGCTTTCGTTGGTCATCAGCGCGTAAGGTGGCCCGAAGTCCATGCCGTACATCAGGAGCGTGGCGTCCTTGAACCGCTTACGCATCTCAGCCAGGAACCATGCGCGGGTCTTCTCGGTAGCGACCTGCGCGGGCGCGGAAGGTGACGCGCCCGCGGCAGGCGCTTGGGTGGCGGTTTGTGGAACATTTGTTCCACGGGATTGAGAAACATTGGCTGGTTTGGCTCTGGAAGCCCTTGCGTTATCGTCAAACCCGCCATCCGGCACCTCCTCGGCGGGCGTTGTGGACAGGCCAGCGTCTATTAGGACCACGACATGAGCGAAAACTCCTCGGCATGTGCGGCTTATGGCGCGAGTCTGAGCCATAGCTTTCCCGGCATATTCGGCCCGGTTCTTCCAAGTCGGGTTGCCTTTGCGGTCTTTCTCGTCAAAACCAACATAGCCTTCCCCGGTGGCAATCACCTCGCCGCGAGAGTTGCGCAACACGCCTTTAGCCTTGTAGCCGATATGGTTGCCTTGAGTATCGTAAACACGGTCGGCGTCTTCGGCGCCGGCAAAGCAACCGTGGGCGGTGGCGATTGATTCCCAGCCTTCGACCCGGACGAACTTGCGCCCTTGGATCTCGCAGGCGGTCTTCAGGACAATCTCGCGGCATATCCCGGCCACGTCCGTCGCTCGCCGCATAAGGGCTTGGGGGCTACGCGGTTCGTCCATGACGGACGGCATTGGTTCGATCTTTGCGAGCTGTTGATTGTCATTCATGGGGTTCTCCATCATTCCCGCGTTGTGATTCTTCCCGCTCGCGGCGCTCCGAGGCGTAGAGCCAGTAATCCCGCCAGAAATCATCGTCCTCGTCGCGGTCGCGGCGGCGCTCGGGCGGGTCCAGATCATTGAGCGAGCAGCCTGGCGGCAAATCGTCTCTACCAGAAAGGGGGTTCATATTGAAGATTTCCTCTTACGGAAGGCATTTAGGCTGTCCTGAGCCTTTTCAGCCAGTGCAGTTCTCACAGCAAGGGGTTTTTTGAGATATGCCTGTGTATTACCCCATTCAGCCCGCGTTAAACCAAGCATGGGGAGCAATTCGGGGAACTGGTTTCCAATCCTGCTTCGGACGCCCTTTTCCATCGGGCATTTCTTTTCCTTATCGCCGATGTCAATGAACAGGTTCGGGTAATTCGGGTCCAAAGGGCAATTATTGACCGAACAACGGTCAAAACGCGGGCAGAGTGAAGGCGGATAGGTTTGGTTCATAACTCGTTGGCTAGGTAGAAGTAATCGACGAGCGCCTTGAACGCCTGCCAAGCCCGGTCCCAATCCTCTTGAATGCAGACCTTCACTTTGCCCGGTTCAATGGTCGAAACGTAAAGGTTCGCCGTCCAGATCCGCTTATCACCTGTGTTGCCAAGCGCCTTGGCGTACGAAGCGGTTTGGCACTGATGCTCCCACCAGCTATCGGTTTTCGGAAGGGATTTACTTGTTTTTGTGTCCCATAGGACAATCGCCTCGCCTTCGGTGAGCGCATCGAACTTGCCGGCGTAACGGTCCCCGACCACGATCTTTTCGGTTTCCAGCACGCGGCCCATGCCGTTAATCGCGTTCAGCGCCGGGGTGACGAATGCGTTCAGGCTTTCGTCATAGGTCCGTTGGTTCAACCCTTCCTCGATTGCAGCGTGAATTCGGGTGCCCAGGTCGCGGGCAGCTTGCGCTTCTTGGTCCTGCTGGCGTTCCTCGTGCAGCACCCGGCGCACAAAAGCGTCCAGTGCCTCGCCATCGCGCCGCGGCGTCGTGAGCACTGCCAATGCACTTTGCTCTGCTATCCAATCTACGAGCGCCTGTTTATGCAGGCACTTTAGGATTGTCGTGGTCGATGGAAGCAAATCGCTCTCTCTGGCGTCTCGGATCGTGGTCGGGCGTGGGCGTCCTGTGCTCTTGCCAATGACTTCGTAGCACGCTTCGCCAGCACGCGAATACCAATGCGCCGAATCGCTCCGTTGCACTCGCGCGGCGGTGGTCATAGCTTTGATTGGTTGGCTTTGGCAACGAAGTCTTCCAGCGTGACGATGTGGACGTTCTCGCTGCCGTTGATGTATTGGCGCAAGCCGCCTTCGGTGAAGAATCGGCGCAAGCTCCAGCCGGGCCCTCCCAAAATCAGGTAAGCGCGTTCGTAGTCCTGCGATTCCAGCGCGGCAATCAGGCAAATAACTTCCCACGGCACTTTAGCCTCGGCGGTGCCGCTCACCTCTTGCCATTTGGATGACACGAGGATTAAGCACCCGTCCTTGGTTGCGATGGCGTCAACGATATGGCGACCGCCACCGGGACGCCGCCCAATCTTTACCTGCGTTCGCCATTGATACCCGCCTTGTTTCAATGCCGGGAAAATCATGTTTTCCATCACACCGCCAGTCCGCGTGTCTCGACTCATAGGTTCCTTATTTGCAGGGCAGAACCTTTCCGAATGCTGAGAAAACGCGGCTGAACAAAGCGATGTCTGGACGTTTTGCCACATAGAAAAAGGCTTGGCCTCTTGTGTTTCCCGATATGCGTTTGCCGTCCGCGTTGTAGAATGAAATCCGGTGATTCGTAAAACAGACCGCGCTTGAGACCTCGATGAGCAACTGGAACATGCGCGTTTCGGTTGCATTGTTCACGAGGACGATGCCCGCCTTGAAATGCCCGGAACCAAATTCGTAAACAAACTTCTCAATCGCAGGCCGACATAGCCGACCATAAGGCGGGTTCATCCAGACAGTTTTCGCTAGCCAGCTTTGTTTGAATCCATCTTGGGCCTCGGTGTAATACAACTTCGCGCCCACCGTCAGGTTGGCCACATCGCTTGAGAACGGGTCCAGATAGACTTTGCCCAGCACCGACCTCGCGGCCTCGATGTATTGCGATGGCGTAAACCATGAATCACTGTCTCGCCTGCCGGGTTGCCGGCCAACATAGCCAAGCCGTAAAACGTCCGCTTCAAATAGATTTCTCATGGCTTCTCCAATCGTGCTTTGAGCGCAATCAATTCGTCCAGCTTCGCCGTAATCGCGGCGGCTTGCGCGGCTAGATACTTCTCCGGTGTGCTTAGGTCCGTGCCTGCGACGCAAATGCTGGTGTTCAGCGCGGCCAATCGCCATGCCTCGCACTCGGCCAGGAGCGCGTTGCGGTCGGCTACAATCGCGGCGATGCGCTCGTTGGCAACGTCGCTCTCGTCCATGCAAGGCGTTTCGCGTTCGGTGCTCACGCTGCCACCGTCGCTTCCTGCGCTTTGGCCGCGAGGCACGCCGCAAGCGATTGCGCCATCCCATGCACCTGTGACCATTCCTGCACCAGCGCGTCGTAAACGTCTTTGAACGGTTTCATTTCAGCCTCGGCGACCTTCAGTCGTTCCCAAAGCTCATCGGCTCTGGCCTGCGCTTTGGCCTGTTCCCGGCGCATGATTTCGAGCACGCGCGGCTCGTCTAGTGTGGTTGTCATTGCTCCTTAGTTGATTTGGTTTCCGATTATGCGGGCACGCTCCAGTCGTGCCGTGGTTTCTGGCTGGGCAACGCCTGTTTCTGCTTCTCCAGCTTCGGCCACGAGGTGTTGCCCATGCGAACCGCGTACGCCGCCGATTGGTAATGCGCGTTACACAAGCCGCGAGAATATCGCCTGGCTTTGCAACCGTTCTGAATACAGGTCTTGCTCATCGCGGAAGAAAATTACCACGACACGCAAAAGATCGTCAATTATTTATTTGACATATTTTCAGCGGTGTGCGAAAGATAGCGCGTGAACGTGAATGCTCACCCATCAAATCAACTCCATTTGCCCCGTTGTTCGCCTGCCCCGTGTCCAGTTGACGCGGGCATTCACCGGGCGGGCACGGGGCTCTTTAATCCAATGAACAGACATAACGACTATCAAGCCCGCATACCAACGCCGTGGGGCGTTTCGGACTGCGGCACACACTACGGCAAAGGCATCGTGTTCTATTCGACGCCAAGCCACGGCGGATTCTTCGTCGCCGACGAACAACTCACGCAACTCCACGCCGTTCATGGCCCGGTGAAAACCTTCTGCGGTTGCCCGGAATGGTTCGAGGAAGATTGCGATTGGGCTTACGTCGCAACCGCGTTCCCGGACCTGTTCACTGCCGACGAGCTTGAACACGCCAAAGCGACGCTTGCTTGGAGCAAACAACGCCAAGCACAGAAAGAAGGTGCTCTGTGAACGCGCACACTCCGGGACCGTGGAAAAACACTCCGTGGAAAGTAAACGATTATCACGCGCATTGCGTAATTGACGAGTGGGGTCATTACGTCTGCACGTGCCAAGGCGAGTTAATGAAAGAAAACGCCGCGCTAATCGCTCAAGCCCCTGACCTGCTCAAAGAACGCGACGCACTCAAAGCAGACAACGCCAAACTCCGCGCGGCGCTGGAGGCCATGCTGAAATTGTCGTTCACGCACCCGGTAGATCCTCAGTATCGTGTCTCGGTCCACGAACAAGCCCGCATCGCCCTCAACTCAACCCAGCCCGCACCATGAATGCTCAACCAGACAAAGCCTGCACACTCACAGACCAAGAATTGAGCGCAAACGCCACTTGGGTGCGCCAGCAAATCGAAGCCATTGCCCCTTACACCAGCAAAGAGCTGTTCGCGTTGCGCCGTGTCTATGCCAACGAGTTTGAACGGCGCCGCAAACTCAAGGCCACCGCTAAACCTTGGAACCAAGATTTCCCCCAAAACGATAACTCTTGGTAATCCCCTCACCCCTCCCACCAACGCCCGGCCTTAAACCGGGCGCTTTTCTTTCCGATTGTCGTTGCGCTCAATCGCGACATGTGCGACAAGTAATCCGTTCAACGTGAAAACTGAACTGCTAAACCAAACTCCCTTTGCCGCGCGCGCTGTTGTCTGCGCATCGCTCCGATGCGTAGTTTTCACCAACGGCCGCGCGGCTCTTTAGGACAAAATGAAACCAATCAAATGGCAGTATAACGGCGATGCGAACATGCTCGACTATGGCGGCACCAACTCACGCTGCATCGGCGCCCGTAAATTCCAGTTCGTCGAACTGATAAACATGGACGATGCGTGCGGCCGCGACAACGAAGGCCAGCCAAAGTACGTGGTCGAACTGCGCTTGGTCGCTCTCAACGAACTCTCACCCGATAACATTCAATCCGCTCTCAAATGCTGCGGGCAGGAGCACATTGAAAATCCGTCTGATGAAGTTATTGCTGAGTGTTGCAATTCCTACGGGTGCCACGCGCCGCTTGACTCGTGGTCCGGCGGCAACGCCCGCAAACTCCTGAGAGCCGCTTACAAGCTCGCCAACGAACTGCGCGACGAGGACAAACTCAACGATCGCCTCGACAATCGGCCCGTGAACAAAATCGGCTCAACCGCCCGCGAGTTTATGACCGGTGACATCACAAGCGCCATGCAACGTGGCGTTGAATCCGGTGATCCAAGCGCCCGGATTATGGCAAAGATGTATGGTGTGCCTCAAGACACCATAGACAACGTGCGGCCGGCCGATTGGCTGCCCTACGTCTTTGGTTACATGGCGGCTCTCAACGGCGGCACCAAAGCAACCGATCCAGATACAAGCCCCGAATACTTCAGAGGCTTCGAGCGCGGTCTCAATGTCAAAGCCGGCAAAGCACCCGCACCAGCTTGGATTCAGCAGCAACCCGCCTGATTCACCCCCTCTCCCTCAAGGCCATTGCTCACCCAATGGCCTTTTTCTTTCCCCTCACGCCCCAAGCCAGCCCCTGACTCAGCTCCACCGACCCTTAACTGGCGCCTAGAACGCCCCGCATTCGCGCTTGCGTGCCTCGCCACGAGGCTTTAGCGTTCAATCGCGATATGGCCTCAGAATCCGCCACAGCAGCTGCCACAGACCCGATTGATGGCCAAGTGCGCGGAAACGCCGCTCGCATGCAGGCCTATCGCTTGCGTGAAGTTGCCTTCAGGTTCGCCCTCGACGTTGCTGGTGTGACTGTTCTCAATCCCTCAGAAGACCTCTGTGCGCGTGCCCGTGACTTCGCTGCGTGCGTCAAAGCCTGGTCAGAAGCCGACGAACGCGGGCGTATCGCTCGAGGCCGCCCATTGCCCGGCTCACTGCGCCCCGAGCGCAAGCCCAAGACCAAGCGCCGCCCCGCCGTATCGCCCGTCCGAGTCGCGCCAGTCTCCGACGCGCCTAAGCCTCCGACCGAGCCGACGCCCTGATCGGTTGCACCACGCACCTGGTCGCGAGTCTTCCGCCGGCCGTTGCGCTCCTCTAGGCTCGCTGCCCTGGCCTCGAAGGAAAGCATGCTTCAGGAGTCTCCTTGCGCGCCTGACCGTCCCGGCGGGGTCGGGCGTAGGGGGCGCTAATAGGCTTTCGGTCATTTCATGAGACTCCCGTTTAAGAGAGGACTGGGTTTCTGGAAGAGCCTTCGAATCCTGAGCCAAGTTGGTCGCACTGAACGATGTAGAGATGTCGCACGTCGCAGGCTATGGCCTGCTCGACACCAGAAGCAATTGGGAAAGGCACTGGACCGCGATGTCCAGGGGGATTCTTAAGGGGGAATTGGGGTTTCTGTCGAGCAAAAAGGTTTCGGTGAGTATTTGCTTACCATGTGTGATTTTGTGGAAAGGCCAATGAAGTTGAGTATTGAGCATACCTAAAAAGTATAGTCAGGGTGTGAGTATGCGAAAAGAGTATAGTGGGATTGGGTGGAACTGGTTTAGAGTTATTGGACTATGACCCAACGTCAGAAGGCTTACCGGGAATTTCTAAAAACGGACTTCTGGAAGGCGCTGAGCGAACAGGCCAAGGCGCGGGATGGCGGGTGTTTGCGGTGCGGTGGAGCTAAGGGATTGAACGCCCATCACAAGGTTTACCGAAAGCGGTGGGAAGACACGTTGCTGGAGGACTTGGAAACGCTGTGCCGGGATTGTCACCGTAGCGAACACGGGTATGCGCCGAGTTACGTGAGGGAGTTCCAAAAGAGACACAGGGAGATTCTGAATGAAATCCGAAGCCAACGCCGTCCTACTGTGGTCATGTGGCGGGAATTCAAAGCGATGGTGGCTACGCAATACGACTGGGAGGAATTCTCGGAACTGATTTTCGAGTACGTGCGATTTCAACTGGCGGACGAACGGGAGGGGCACGTCAAGGACTGGTGGATGGACAGAGAAAAGAACTGGGGTTGGATTTGCAAAGCAAAACGAGTCAGGAGCATGATTCAAGAACACTGGATGGCGCCATGACCGGCCTGCGCATCATCTGCGGGGAGGCGGTGGGGGAATTACTCTTTTTACTTGGAACCATCGCACTGGTTGTGCCAGACGCGGTTTCCTCCGTTGCCGATCACAGATTCGCCCCAGTGAAATTCTTTACCGCACTTGGCGCATCGGTCGAAAGCCCAGCGTTTGAATGATTGCCAAGGGTGAATCTGGAATCGCCAATGCCAGAAATGCCAGCGCGGGAACTTATACCAGGGACGCAGCTCGTAAAGAACGCCGCGCGCCACGCCGCACAGGATGCCGCGAAAATGTTCCTGCCGCCTTTCCTCGGTGTCTTCCTCGAAGTTTGTGTGGTACCCGGGCAGAAAGCAAAATATTCCGCCGGGATTAACGCAGTCGGCATGATGAATCGAACGCACGGCGTAACGACGCACAAAATCCATGCCGACTTTTATATTCAACGCCTCGACCACCAACAGAACCATTCCTTCGTAAAGGCTGACCGCTTCAATGTTCGTGCCGCTCCATTCCTTGGATTTGCAGGCTAGGAAATGCGGATGCCGAGATTCGCTCCAGGCGACATTGTGGAGGCGTTCGATCTGTTTCTTGGTGAGCTTTGGGTAGGTGAACCCGCAAGAGTCGTCCGAACCGTCGCGCTCAGGATCTTTGTGCCAGATCGTGATGAAAGATTCCCGGTAGCCTTCCGGCCAGTGACGGTCGCACCTGGATTTTTCCTCGTCCGTCATTCGATGTTCCCATGCGAATCTTTTCTCATGGCCGTAGCGATGTTTCTTCGGCCACGGCTTGTATTTGAACCAAGGATTTCGGATTTCAAAGGCGACCGTCAGTGGATCGTGCATAGGATTTAATTTTGATCTAGATCATTCACAGGTCAAACTCAAAGGTCACTCCCGGCGTGGCCGAGCGCCGATGCGCCGCCGTGACGCCGGGCTTGCCCTTGGCGTGAGGTTAATCCCCTACCCGCCCCGGTCAAGTCTCACGCGAAAGCTCGTTAGCGATTTTGGTGGCAGCACGGGCGAGTGCGTTGTTCATTTGGGATATGCGTTTAGGCAGATTGGAATCATCGTTGGTATCGTGCATCATTTGCATCACCAGCATGGAGGACACCGAAAGCAGGAAGACCCGTTCGATGGATGAGTTGCCCGGTTCGCTTTCAATCCAGGACTCGCCGAACTGCTGCAACCGGGCGCAGCACTCGACCCATTCAGCGAGCACGTTGGCTTGGTGGGTGGTCACAGCTCAAGTCTCACGCGAAAGGGATGGGTCATGGGCGTGCCGGGAATCCCGGTGCGACCGGAACCCAGTCGTGTGACGTGGTTGTTGGCCAGTCCGCAGACTGGATGAATCTGGCAAACCTATCTAGCATCGGTTCCATTGGCCATTCTCCGGTGGTTACCTGCCCAATCCAAGAATGTTCGTTGGAAGAAAGTTCTTCGAGGAAATTCTTTACTTTCAGCCACTCTAGGTAGCGTTTGGACGGACCCTCTTTGAACCCTATGATGGGCAACGCGCCGTGGCCATATTCACGGTCGTTGTCTCGTCCGTGGGCTTCGCACAATGTGGGAATTGGAATGCCGCGCCGGCGTTTGGTGCGTTTCCTCATGGCTTCGGTGGAGTGCCGTTAAGTGCGGATTCGAGTTGTTCAGCGCAATAGCAAAGCGTAATGGCCTTGAAATCGTTTACGCGCGAAGGCGTATCGTCAGCTTCCTCTCGCCACTTCTTCACTAGCTTAACCGCCCGTTTCAGAGCGTCGAGTCGGCGGTGAGAGCGTTTTGCAAGTGCGCTCATGGCTTGAACGTGGCATCGAGGGCGTCAAGAGCGGTGTAATGACTTTGGTGGTTGTTGCTCAGTTCTTGTGTAATCTTTTTCAACGCGCCCCTGAGCTTGGCCACGTCAGCGCGTGCTTGACCGAGTTGGTCGCGCAACAGCCTGTTTTCCTCAGCCATCACAGCCGTCGCATCGAAGCTGCCTTTGGCCACGGTTTCCATCTGCGCCCGCAACGCCGCGCATTCCTCTCGCGCATTGAACAGATCGGACACGGCTCGTTTCAGATCCGCGATAAGTGCTTGATCGTTCACGGCATTTGCTCCTGCCTGCGCCAATCCCGCAGCCATTGGTCGGCGCAGGATTTGGCGGCGGCGTCTTCCTCAGCGGTCGGGTCGCGGTCGCCATCAATGAGCAATCCAAGCCGTTCGTGATAACGCATCATCCACTCGGCGCGAATCTCTTTCTCGGTCATGGCTTAGCCTCTGGCGCGGTCTTGCGCACTCGCGCAGGCTCTTTCCCGGCCCACACAATCGGCGCCGCGGCCGGGTCGGAGCGGACGCTCAGCCAGCCACGCGCTTTGCCGAGTGCGACCAGTTCCTTCATGTCGGCGTAAGTGAGCCGTCGATCAACGAGCGGTGCATTTCGGGTAATCATTTTCCAGTCAGCAGATATACGACGATGATGATAGCGATGCAAATAACGGTGCAGCACCAAGCAGCGCCTTCTTCGATTTCGATCTTCATGGCTCTTTCAGCGCCGCCCATTTGGACTTCTCATTGATATTGTTTTGGTCCCAAGACTCGCCGGCAATCCATTTCTTCGCGTCGTGCTCCACAATGCTCCGGTTCCTAACCGTCGTGCTCACAGCTCGACCTGAATCATTGCGCAGGCTGTAAATCATGTGCCGCGCCCAGTCCAAATTGTGCTCGGAGAGATTGTTCACGGTCGCGGGCGCAGGAGCGCGGCGAGCTGATTGGCGCAGCGACGTAGCGTCGCGATGCGAGTACGCAATTCGGCGCGAAGTGTGGGTGCGGTAGCCGCGCCCAGGTTCACGTCGGCGAGGTCGGCAGCTGCGCGCCACCGGATGACGAGGTGTTCGGCGCGTGCCGCTATGCGGGTGGCTTCTTCGAGCAAAGCGAGGCGATTGGTGCGGGTGGTCATGCGGGTGCGGATTGTCGTCTTGCCTTGGCTTTGGCTTCGAATTCGATCTTGTAATTTGCCTTACGGCGAAGTTCCGGCACGCACTTTTCAACAGCGGCGGCGTCCTTGGTTTCGTCGTAAGACCACGGAAGCTCAACGAGTGTGCTCGCCGAATTGTAGCAATCGTCTTTCATCAGCTCGTCCTGAGTGGAAATAAGTCCGTAATCTACGTCTAGCACGAGTGCGCTTATGACGGTTTCGACTCCATCATCTCTCCAACCTTGATCTAATCGTTCATCTGGATTGTTTGGTAAATCAGGAAATCCTGAGGAATAGATATAATAACGCTGCCTGAATTCCGTTTGAATTGCGAGCACGGGTATAGTCACGCACCACCATGAATCTTCATTTTCAGGATCTCTGCCAGCGGTGACTTGAACCATTCGTACCGCAGGAGCGCATAAAGCCAGAGCGGTGGTGACGTATTGTCGGTGAATATCGTCTCGTTTCATAAAAGATTCGTCGCAGTTGTAAATCCAAGTCGGTGCTTGTGGGCGGGTAGCCCCTGCGACGAACCAAATCAGACACCGAATCGGATTTACGTGGCACTTCTACGCCCGCTATCTCGTTCTGTCAACTCTTTCACCACAAGAATACCGCGAGTCGCGTGGAGCTTCGCTAGGTGCTCAGCAATCTCCCCAATCCTGCGTTCGGTCGCGTCGTCCAGCGCGTAATACCGCACCGTGTCCGTGCCACGCTTCCGGTGCCAGTGCTTGCGATTCTCGCGACGGAATTCTAGACGCGCAGATTCGATCTCAACGGTAATGCTGGCAAGGTTCATCTTGCGCACCATGCACACATTGTTGGTCGTTGCGAAGCGTCCAGTTTAAGCGTCATTTGTGCCGCACCTTTGGGAACGTAGCCAGCCTCGAATTTCTTGCCTAAATCCTCGATGCTCACAGGCCATGAATCTTTGCCTTCGGTCCTGAACGTGTGCCCGGACCATTTCTCAAGAGCAATCACTTCTCGCCAGCGGTCGGGGTGATTCTTCCAGAGCCGCCACCATTCCGAGATGCGCTGGAAAAAGCAACAATCGCAATCTGTCCTTGCAGGAACTTCTACACCGCGTTTTGCAAGATACCCAAGCACGTCGTTTATGCCCCAACCCCACCGCACCAACGGACAGTCCTGCTTCACGCCTTCAACGCCTTTCCAGTCCGTGCCTGCGCGCTCGCTTGTCTCGTCTGCACGAATTCCCACGTAACAAATCGCTGGCGATAGTGACGCCGCATAGACGATAAATGGCTCAATCTTCACTTGGCGCGTGCAGAAGCGCATCCGGAAGTTCGGTAGAGCGTTGTTTGCCACAATCGCATCCACGAGCGATGGCCCTGGAACCCGTACCAATGGCCGTTCCAACAAACACTCAAGGCGTTTCCAGTGCGCGTCCATCTCTGGCAATTCGCGACCCGTGGGCGTAATACAGAAACGGTAATCGCGCGGCTCGATTTCCATGAGCCGAAGCGCCATAGCTGACGAGTCTTTTCCGCCTGACAACGCAACGATATGCGACCCAGCACGGGCCACGTCAATCTCGCGGCGCATGGTCTCGACGGTGGGCGTGGTCATTTGATTTGTGCTGTCATTCGCCATGCCTCGTTGTTCAGCATCACGGCAATCGGAACCTCCGATCCACAAGAATTGCAGTGCACGCGCCATACGGCTATCGGAGGACGGACCAACGCCACCAATAAATCACTACCGCAACACAGGCATAATGGCCTCGTAGAAGTGAATATGTCGGCTTCCGACTTGGACGTTGGAACGCCGAACCATTTGTTCTGAAGTGCTTGTTGCTTAGTCATCCCTCACGTCCTTCCCGCGCCGTGGTCTTTGGCGAGCGCATGTTCATGGCCGCGATGTGCGCCAAGAGGAATCGCACGTCGAGCGCGGCTTGCGTTGGTTCGCCGTACGGAATCTCATAGCCTTCGCGATTCAAAGTCTCCGCCGCATGCTCAATCGCCCGTAACATGCTGGCAACCTGTTCGTCAGTCATAGGATTTGTGCGCCCGCCCGCCGCCCTTCCACCGCGCCGATTCATGCGTCGAGGTCATGGTTATTCATTGCCTCCCGGTGGTATCTCCGAATGCTCTCAGAAAGGCGCATTGCCTCGTTCCGTTCGTCCGCTCTTAGCTCATGCAACGGTTGCGGGATAAGCTGCAAGCCCGGTGTGAATTGATTGATTGCGCCGCACTGCCAGCAAACGGAAATGTCGCCTGGAACCGGATTCCTCGACTCCGATTTCTGTGGATTGTTCGATGCCCGGTCCACCACGTATCCGCAGGTCGGGCATGAGGACGTATGAACTAGATGCGTGTTCATGGTGCCTTTCTCAGCGCGTAATCCGGCACGTCCACGTCCACCAGCAGGTTCTCGTCGCGAATGATTCGGCTGCTGATTCGGGCGTCAATGTCGCGCTCGATGTCGCCAAGCGTCTTGTTGCTCGTGAGAACGGTCCACTTTCCAACCCGGGCGGAAAGCAATCGCGCAAGACAATCTCGAACGTGGCCGCTTGGGTCTCGGTCAGCTCCAATCTCATCGAGCACCACGAACTTTTCATTCTTCAAATCTTCCAGTTGTCCGTAACCGGAATTGCTCAAAAGGTCTGAAGCCAAGTTGGGCCAGAACACCCACGAACCTGGATAGTAAATTTCCTTTGTCGAAGGATTCACTTCTGCGTTAAAAAACGACGACCCTTTGAACCACAACCAGACCTTTCGGGCCAGATGGGTTTTGCCAGCCCCCGAGGTGCCAAGGAAACTCAACCAGCGTGGCGACCGTTGCGCTTTAATTGCCTTCATAAATCGCGCCGTCATTTCCACCATTCGGGTCAACTGCGCCTCTGTTCGTGAATCGCCCTCGATTTTGAACTCAAGGAACTTTGCCCACTCCGTCGTATTGACCACTTCGCTTTGCGTTGGCGGTTCCTGCATTACGGTCAACGCCCCTTCCACCAGTTTTTGCATTGGTTCCATTTTTTTGCCTGTCAGTTTGGATTTGTCTCTCTAAAGCAGCCCGAGGGTCAGCTATCGGATTCCTGCCCCACATCCATCCGTTTGCTTGCAGAGCGAGAAAAGCCCCCCGGGTCTCATATTCGGTGTAGGTCGCACCGTTCTTAATCCAGTCGGCTAACCAGCCTTTTGCTTGGTCAAATGTCGGTCCGGTCTGTACTGGCACTGGCTTGGCTATGGCTATGGCTAGGCGGGATGCCGCAGTCTCGACAAAGGAGAGACCGTGTCTCGACAGATATTTTGTAACTGCCTCATCTGCATGGTCACACCAGTCATGCACTATTAGTCTGTGAACTGGACACGTATCCAGCCACCCGGCTTCCACTAGGGCTGCACTCAGCTTGCACTCAGCCTTCACTCCCCTCTCACCTGTGGGCCTCTCCCAGTACACTGCCTTTGCGATGACTGAATCAGGGTGTTTTCCAATGTCCCCTTGTGGGGCGTACCTGGCCGCAAAGTGCCATAGTGCTTCGAGGATACCAATGGCCCAAGCGCGGTTGATGTTAAGTAGGGTTGCGAGGTGCGAAACTTTAGGATGGTCTGGTGTTCCGCGCTTCATGGAAAAGAAGTGCGCTCGGCCTTGCACGCCCGTTGAGCGAGGAAGGATGCTACCTGGGCCGAGGCCAAAGCCCCAGCCGAGCGCAAAAGTATGATGGCTGAAGTAAACCGCAAGTGCAACTCAGAGCGAACGTGCAAGCTCGTTCAGAGCACCAAAATCATGCGCCGAGGGCCGCGCCGTGTCAATAGATATTCGCGAGCGCAGCGCATGGAGGACCGTCATGAGACCTTTCGGCCAGGCAGTGTCCGCCCTGCGTCTCTGCCACGTCCGCCCGCCAAAGCGGGTCGCTGCGCCCGCGAAATTACACCCAAGGATCTCCCGGCACCGGATACTGGGTTTTGTCCATTGCACATCACCTCCGATCAATTCAACGTGAGCAACGCAATCCTCTCGGCCACTTCCTTGGCGCGGTTCGCGAATATCACGCTCACCCACACGACCGGCCCGGGGAACGGCGACGGCTCTTTATACGCGCCTGAGCACCAGATTACCGCGTTGCGCTTGGGCGTCACGAATAGAGCGGGGCAGGCGCATGGCCCGAATAGATTATGTATACCCATTCGGGCGGCGAATCGCCTTGTAACCGTAGCTTTGCAACCAATCTGGAAGCAGAACCATTGTTCGTTTTTCTAGACTTGTCGTGCGATTGCTGGATTCGGGAGAGTGGACATTTGTTCTCGCCACTGCTCGCGGTGCGATTATGAGCCGCCGACGCGAACTGTCCTGGGCAGGAGAGATGCAATGACGAGAACGAATGCCCAAGAACATGCCCGCTTGTAGCAAATCTGGTTGACGAAGCGCAATGGAAATGTGAGCTTCGAGACAGTTCATTGCAGTGTGGTTAGTCCTATGGTTCCCCACCCGCATCGCGTCGGGTGGGGTTTTTATTCCTCGGAGGTCTTGTTCGCAGCTTCGGCCTCAGCGCGTTTCTCAATCGCTCGCACTTCCGCTGCGGTCTTGGCGTGGACGCCTTGCGCTTCGGTAACGCCTTCTACACCGGAAACGAATATGTCGGCGCGCGTCTTTTCCATCTCGTGCTGCTGCTTCTGCCGGAACGCGGCGTCTTTCTGCTGGAGTTTCATTGCGTCTGCCGCTGCCTTCGCCTGTAGCTTCTGTTGCGTGAGTGCGGCTTGACCTGCAATCTTGGCTTTGGTTTCTTCGTCCAAACCCCCGTTCTGTTGCGCGGCCATCTCCTGCTGGCGTTGCGCCATCGCTTTGACTTCGTTCCCGATTTTCCCGAGTACATCACCGTATTGTTTTACACGCTGTGCCTCAGATTCGTCCTGGGCGAGCAACTGAATGTGTTGCCCGACATACGCCGCCGCGTTGCTCAATCCTGCCACGTCCTGCGGTGTGCCGACGCCTCCGCTCTGCATGATCTGCTGCATGCGCATCATCATCATCCGTAGCACCGTCTCGATGACCTCGCGATGACTGTCGCCTTCTCGCACCGGCATCGGCTGCCCGGTCATCAGCGTCCCCCACGCCAACGCTGCATCAAACACCGTGTCGGTAATCTTGTTCGGTTTGATCGGCGCAAGCTCGTCCGCTTCGCCATCGTCATCTGTCAACGCCAGCACCATTTTATGCAGCGCCCGTTGCTGTCCGCTCGGTTCAAGGAACGGTCGCAGTTCCATCAACCCGCGAGCGCTCGCCAATTCAAGCTGCTTGCTGCCCCCGCCGATAACTTGTTCTGACCGGATTTCCCAACGCTCAACGTCCAGCCATTTCTCGGGCACGCCCTGTTCCTTGCATTTCCTCTGAAATTCCTTGGCGTCCTTGTCGCGCGTGCCCTTCAAGCACAGCCGCCGGCAAATCTCGCGGTATTCAAATTCTGCCTGGATATAGGCGTTGTTTAACAGCGAACTGAGCAGCGCGCTGGTCTGCGCCAGGAGCGCCTGCACCTCGAATTTTGTGCGCTCTTTCTCTGTGCCGGTGTCGATGTCCTGCGTGTAGCTGGAGGCGCTCTCGCCCATGTGCTGCTTCAACTGCGCCATGAGTAACTGGCTCAACTGTGGGTCGAACTGATAACGCTCCTCACGTTTGACGAAGCCGATTCCTTCAGGTAGCAAGCCGTAGCGCAGTCCGAAATAAATCTTGTCCACCGCTGCCTTGTCTGAAGGATCTTGCACCCTTAAAAGCAGCATCATGTCCTCGAAAACTTTTCCGATGAATCGGCACAACGTCATGTCCTGCACTTGGCACAGGTCGAACAGCATCCAGGCGAGCGACCGGATGCTGTGGTAAAAGTACGGGGGTTTAACATTTCCGTCTCCGAATTGGACGTGCAGGATTTTGTCGAGCGAATCTGCTACCGGATTCTTGCTGTTGTAAACGAAATCCAGCGGTTCGTTCGCTGTGCCATAGCTCGCCGTCCAATTTTCGTCCGGTATAATCTGCAAGTTCCAGTCGCCCGTCTCGTCGTCGCGACTGTAAAAGTCCCATAACCAAATCTTCGGGATGGCGTCGCTGTTCCAATATGTCGCGTTTTGCTTGATGAGTTCAGCGGCTTTCTCTGGTGCATTGGTCCAATCCCATTGCTGTTCGGTTGTCTCCCGGTCCTTGATTGAGGCCAGCATGGATTTTACCACTTTCACGTTCCAACCGGGATCAATATTCGTGCCTTTCTTCAGCGTCTTGCTGAACAGGCTCCAATAACTCATCCCGCGGCGCACTGCGAAGTGTTCCATATCCATCGTCACCTCGGTATCGCTCGGTATCAGCAAATCTTCGATGGCGACGAAGTACGGGCACCAGCAATCGTCGAACGCGGTCCACAGCTTTGGCCCTACGCCGGTCAGCATCACGCCACCGCCCGTCGAGCGCACCTGATGGAAGTAATGGCGGCTGCGCTTGAGGATTTTGTTGCTCTCTTTGGTGATGGTCGTTGACCAGCCTGGCCCTTTGTCCACCGGAGCGTCCTCAAGAGAGACGTGGAAATATCGAGCGGGCTTCGTGAAGGCGTTGCACCATTGGCGATTCCCTTGAAGCAGAAGATTTGTGCCGGTCTTGGTGTTCAGGTTTACATCTATTTTATTTTCCGACACCTGACCGGGAGTATAAGGAGGTTCCCCGTTAAATTGACGTTGGATTACGGCACGATTGGGCGCACGGATCTCGTCCGCCCTTTTCATATCAGCCACCAAATCATTCACGCGTTGCGCGGTTGCACTCATAGATTCAAAAGTTGTTGCGAGGCGTACGTTCTAGCCCATTCAATCATTGGCTTTGCGCCTTTGCTCAAGTTGCATGCGCTGCATGCCACGCACAAATTTTCAACCGCGTGTGCGCCACCCTTTGAGAGCGGTATGATATGGTCAAAATGGATTCGCTTCAGTGGCACTCGTTCATGGCAGTAATAACAAATCGAGAAAGGTTTTGCCTTAACAGCGCGAACGAATTCTTGGATGCCAGCGAGATTAACGGCGGCGGCCTTTTTCAACGCCCTGCGTATTCGAGCAGCGGCAAAGAATCGCTCTTTGTTCTTGCGATAATAAGCGCGGAGACTGGCTCGTATTTTTGGCCTTCGAGTATCGCGTTTTTCACGCATTTTTACTGGGTCGTATGAAGCACGAACTCTGGCAAGTTGTTGGGTTTTATAGTCTGGATGAGCGGCAAGCCAGTCTTTGTGATATTGCGTATTTTTCTGCTTCTGTGCTGCACTGCGATTGTGCCAGCATTTTCGTTGACATTCATTGTGTTTAGCTCGGAAAGAAGGATCTTTTCGTTTCTCTCGTTTTCTCGCGGCGTCTTGCATGCGAACTTTTTCTATGTTCGCTTGTATCCATGCCCGTATGTACGCTTTTCTGCGTTCCGTAGTAGCGCTCATGCGGTGGCCAATTCAGGTTCTTTCTTTCTCCAATTCGGGTTTCCTTTACGTTTTGGTGCGCTGATGGTTGGGCCAAGTGCCTTGTCAATCGCCGCGCTGGATTCGCCCGGTTGCCGTATCGAATCCACGAGGACTGCCTTCTGATATTCAAGGCGCGTTCGCCAGAGCGCCAAGAATCCCGCGAGGTCTTTGACTCGGTGAAACAGCACCGCCTCTTTCCGAACGAGATCGAGTGTCACCGCGTTCACCGGATCAGCCTCGGTGCGAAGTGTGACGAATTTCGGGGCCATACCGTATTCTGTTCCCCACCAGTGCTGAATGAGCGGCGTGTTGTGCGCCCGAGGAACCAGTGTTTCGGAGAATACCATGTCCCACGCTCGTACGTTCAGCGCCCGTTGTTCCATCGAGAGCTTTGGATTCGGTTTGGTGGGGCCGGTGAACATCGGATTGGTCCATTGCTTCGAGAGAATCGCAAACAAGTCCTGCGGATAAACGGCCACGCCTGCCACGTATCGGTCGGGCAATCCGTCGATGTGTCGCTCAGCGTCTAGGATGTGTCCGAGCACCGGGCGAGGGCTGCGCTGATACGCTTCCCCAATCGCGTCCAGCCAACCCTCGCGTAACGGTACTGCGTCCGGTTCTAGCCAAAGCCACGGAAGTTTGTAACGGTCCCAAATCTGCCTTGCTGTCGCCCGGAACATGAGGTTGGCGGCGGCGGGCCAGCCTTTGATTCCGGTTTGCACGATCATGGCCACGACGCTGTTGAAATGCGGCCGGGCCACGTCCAGCAACGCCTTCACGCGTTCTTGCGGCACTTCGCCGTCAGCGGAGAGCAACAGGTTGTGCTCGCGCATCGGGCCAAGCTCAATCATCCATTTCATCAACGATTCGGCTTGGTCGAAGTCGCCAAGGTGACATGGAAGGGCTACCAGCAGGGATTGGGTCATACGGTTTGGGTGGGTTGTTCGGTAACTATCCAGCAATGATTTGGGAATGCGTTCAATGTTTCTTCGTCAGTGTGTTCGAGAATCGTTTTCAATGGCACATGCACTTTTAGAGGCAGAGGGCATAGACAAATTTCGCAGGCGTGCAGTTTTTCTTCGTCTTGAACGCGCAGTTTCAACTGTTCTTTTTCGTGCATCTGTTCAGCGATAGCTCTCACGGTGTCGGCGGTCAGTCGAAGGAAGCTATGACCGTCGCGATTATGCTCGCAGTCAAAGCAGACGTTTGCTCGTCGTTGCGCGATTCCGATGGTGACTGGTTTTGCGCCTGTGCCAAGCCAGTCAACGAGGATTCTTTTTCCTCTTCCCACAGCCTTTACACTGTTTGACAGGCGGTCGATTGCTGCCCGGACCATTGTTTTTTTTTGAGCAGGGACACACCAGTTCGGATCGTCATGCAATCGTTGGCAGGTAGCTTCCTCGATGTCGTGTAACGCTTCCTTGGGTGTTGCTCTAGCCAACCCGTTGCCGGTGCGGAAGTCCGCAATCTCTTTAGCCACGCTCCACGCATCGTTCATCGACGCCCAGGATTTCACCGTGCCGTTGGGTGCCGTTTGTGTGTAGCGCCACCCGCCTGGTGGCACCGTGTTGAAATTCCTAAGAGGCACAATGCCTTATCCTTCCTTTGCGAGCATTTATCAAGCGGCATATTTCAGGCGCTTCTCGGCCATCATCTTTTGGTGCTTGGCGTTTAGATCGGCCAACCACGAGGGACCGGACTCAGTGAACTTGTCTGCGCCGAGTTTCTGGATCTGCAACCCGCGCTGGCGCGCGCCTTCGATTGCCGTGGCCAACCAATCAGCTTCGTCGGGGCTGCGCCCAATGCGTTGCTTGGTTTTATCCTTCGGTTCAACGTCGCGTTTGCTGCCTGCCACGTAGCCCCACTCGCGCATGTAGAATTCCTTGGCGACACTCTCTGGAAGCTCTCGAAGCTGTTCGCTCTCGACCAACCAACGCACTGAAAACCAAAATTCCGTGACGCGCTTGCCGTATTCTTCATCGCACCGCTTTAATCGGCGCTGTCCGGTCTGTTGATCCACGATGTAAAGGTCCAGGCGCACTGGCCTCGTGCTTGGGCGACCACCGAACTCGACCGGAACCGGGATGATATTCCCGAACACACGGGCAAACGCGGCCCCGAGCGTGCCGCGCCCAGTTGAATCGTAGAATATGTTCTCAACCGGGATGCCTTCAGCCAAGCAATCGGCTTGAACCTGCGCCGCGATCTCGTCCTCCGGTTCCGCGCCGCGTTTCATGCCGACCTTGATGACATGCGGATGCTCAACGCGCACGATTTGGCGACCATCGGCATCCTCTCCGAACTCAATCCAGCCGCCCACGCATCGGTCCCCGCCGTACGCGGCGTCAATCGCATAAATCTTGATGCGTTTCACGCCTTTCCACATCGCTTTATCGAATGCCTTGTGGATCTCGCACAGTTGCTTGGTCAAAACGCGCTGCGAATCCTCGCCTGGGCGCATGACCCCGATGCACATTGCATTAAATTCCTCGGAATGAGGTCCGTAGAACTTGAGCGTGTCGTTTATTCGCTCTTGGTCGATCAGGAAAGGATATTTGATTCCTTGTGTGTTGAAATTCGGTGAATCAGTGCCGACGAAGTTGATACACCTTCCTTTTGGATATTTCGCGTCCCACACCGTTGTCACTATGATGTCTTTGACGCTTGCCCAACCCCCGTCCGGTTCGCATGCCTGCCCAAGTGGAGTATGCTCTCCATTGACAGGGTTGCCGATGGGTACGAAATAGAAATGTTCGTTTTGTCCCAAGTTCGCCGTCGCTCGAAGGTAGCTGATGTCGCATAGACTGGCCTCGTCTGCGATGAGGAATACGTATTTGTTCTTGATTCCTACAAATGGACCAATACCAATCCACTGGTCGCCTTTATAGCATGCAATCCCGATGATGCCCTTACGTATGTCTCGAACGTCGGAATCTGTTGTGATGCACCGCTTATAATCCAACACCACACCTGGCACTCCTTCCCACTGGTCTCGCGCTTGCGTGAACAGTTTCTTCGCTTCACCAAATATGCCCAAGTCCAGCTTTTGTATTGTTGTCGTCGTGATAAGCACCGCGGTTTCTTCCGGGTAAACAAAATAATGCGATAGCGCAAATTTGATCGCGCTGAAAGTTTTTCCGGTGCTTGCGGGACCAATCAGCCCAACCATGCCGCGTTTGCGTTTCTCGATGAGATCAGTGAATTCCTTGATGACAAGATCGGTCCATTTGTGCTCGGCGTGGTCTGCCCATAGTAATCGGTGAAGTTCGCGGTAATGGTGGAACAGGTTTTTGCTCTCGCGGATCATGTACATCTCGATCTCCAGCGCGTCCGTGCCTACGTTCCAATCGAAGCCGTATTTCTCGAAGGTCGCTTGTGCCATTGACTAACGGTGCTTTAAGACGGATAAGAGAGCAACCCCGGAATACCGGGATTGAGAAAGACTTTTATGATTGGAATTGAATCGTGCTGCACCCCGTGCCCGTGTCCCGAGACAGAAATTGTGAACGTGCCCGGCGCGGAGGGTCCAGCGGGCACCGACGGCGCCGACGGCCAGAACGGCACGAGCGCCTTCACCGTCACGACCGACGATTTCGTCATCCCGCCCGCCGACGGCACGACACCCGTCACGGTCGAAGTCGCTGACACCTCATGGATGGCCGTGGGCGAGCCGCTGTTCATGCCCGGTGGCCTGTTCTTCCTCGTTGATGCCATCATCGACGGCACGCACGTCAGCGTTGTATCGCCGGCTTGGGAAGCGAACGTCAATGCAGGCAACACCATCACTGCGGGGGCGATAGTAACGCCGTCCGGGTGGCAGCCTGCCGCGCCGTCGCTGCCTGCTGTTGACGCCATCTCCGCTTACGGCGTCGGCGCGGCCTACGCCATCACCACGTCTTCTGCCGTCGTCACATTTGGCACAAGCGGCGCTCTGCAAATCACACTGACCACCGCTGGCACGTGGTTGCTTCAAGCCCGCGCGCGAGTGGATTACACCAACAGCACCTTCGCCGCCGAGCAGACCGTTACGCTCAAGCTCCAGAAGGTGGCAGGCACAGTTGACGTGGCCAATTCACAGAACGCCTTCAAGACGGCCATTGTCACCACCGCCGATCACACCGCGATGATCATGGCGTTTCCCGCCGTCCAATACGTCACCGCTGGCGTCACCGACGTAATCCGAATGATGGCCGTGATTGGTGTCGATTCGAGCGCCGACCCGCTCACTATCGTTGAAGCCAACATCATCGCCACTTACCTGCACGCATAATGGCCAAACCAAATCAATCGGTAATGAAGTGCGGTCCTTTTTTCGGGCTGCGAGTTCGCATCGCGAATGGGTTAATAAATGCAGGTCTGAATAATCGTGAAGATGTTCTTCGACTTATTCACAGTCATCCTTACGCACTTCTAAAACTGCGAGACTTCGGTCCTAAAAGTCTTTTGTTAGTGCATCGCTGGCTCGGTTTACCAAAACCCAAACGACGACATTTGTAATGGCCGATAAGCCCAACTGGCTCTACGACAGCATCGGCCCGTTTCCTTCGGGCATGAACAGCGGGCTTTTGCCCAGTCAGCTTCCGCACGATACTCTCGCCTACGCCACCAATGCCACGGTGCGGGGTGGCTACGCTCATCCCCGTCAACCGAATCGTCGCCTCGCCTTGGATTACGGCGGTGATGGCGTGCTTCAAGAGCGCGTTGAATCCGGGCGATTCCAAGGTAGCGCCTTTTACCGCGCTGACGATGGCACTGGTTCTTTGATTGCGTCTATCGGCGGGCGTCTGTTCCAGTTCACGCCCAACGGAAAGACCGCAACGGTGCGCGAAATCACCATCGCACATAACACCATCGTTCAGGTCGGATTCGCTGTGCCGGCGCAGGGCGCTACGGTGACGATTCAGGTTCTCTCGACGGTCAATCTCGCGGCGAATTATGAAATCAAGATCGGGCCATACAACTACATCATCGCGTCCGTAGATTCAGCAACCGTGCTCACCGTGGAAAACGTTGATGACCCAGGCCCGCTCGTGGCCGCTGGTGCCGTTCTCACTTTTTGGGACGTTAATCCGGCATCGCGCACTCAAGCGTGGCTTTGGCAAGCCGAGAAGTGGATGATAATTAACGACGGCCAGTCCGTGCCCATCTTCTTCGACGGCGCAACGTCCCGACGCTCAATTCTCGTGGGCGTGAATCCTGAGCTTCCGATTGCTCGCATGGGCACGTATTGGATGGGGCGCGTGTGGCAGGCTGGTCCTGACGGGCGCACGTTCCTCGCGGGAGATGCCGTGGGCGGTGCATCCGGTACAGCCGCATATCAGTTCCGTGACGCGGTGCTGCACGTCACCGAGAACACTTATCTCGCCAGCAACAAGGTCTTCTACGTGCCAGGCAACGTTGGCGACATCACCGCCATCATCGGCGTGCCCACACTCGACACATCGCTTGGTCAAGGCCCGGTGCAAATTTACACGCCGCAGTTGGTGTTCTCCTGCAACGCGCCCACCACGCTCGCGGATTGGGCCACCGTCACTAACCCTATCCTTACCGTGTCCGCACAGACCGGCGCATCCGGTCAATACTCCACCGTGCTTTCCAACAGCGATGTTATCTCGCGCCCGCATTACGGCGTGGCGTCGCTCATCCTCGGGCGGCGCGAATTTCAGACGTGGGGCAATGTGCCGATAAGCCGTGAAGTCAGCGCCGTGCTCGACCGTGACGACCCCGCCCTGCTCGCCTACTCCACCGCCGCCGTGTTCGACAATCGCCTGCTCATGTCCGCTTCGCCTGTGTTCACGCAACACGGCGTTTATCACCGCGGATGGGTGGCGCTCAATTTTGATCTCGTCAGTTCGCTTCGTGGAAAATCTCCGAGTGTTTGGGAATCGGTGAATACAGGCATCGAGATATTGCAATTCGTCAAAGGATTGTTCAACGGCGTCGAACGATGCTTCACCTTCGTCCTCTACCTCGGGGAACAAATCCAACTATGGGAAGTGCTGCCCACCATGACCGAGTCCATCGACGACAACGACGCCAACCCGATTATTTGGTCGCTGGAGACGCCGGGCATGTTCAAGCAGCCCGACCCGCGCAATCCAATCTATCAACGCATCGAGGACGGATTTATTTGGGTGCAGGACGTGCGTGGGCGCGTTGATTTCGAGATTCTGTGGCGTCCCATCGAGTACCCCTGCTGGCAGCGCTGGACGCGTTTCTCCATCTGCGCCGACCGCGTCGCCTGCGCCACCGACCCGCTCACCGGCTGCGCTGATATTCGCAACGTCCCGCCACAGAGCCGCACCGAGCTTGGGTTTGGAAAACCTGAGGGCGCTTGCGATGAAATTGAGGACAGACCATTGGTTGATGCCAAAGAATTTCAATTCAGGATTGTTATTCAGGGGCATTGTCGTATTATGGCGCTCAATTTCATGGCGTCCAAAGTACCGCCTCCAAGATTTTCAAAACCTGTTTGCACGCTGCTTGCTTGAGTTATGAACAGACACCTATGGATAACCTTGCACTGCGCTCATTGCGGTAAACAGTTCTTGTCGCAAAAGAGACAGACGCGATTTTGTTCGCCTGTTTGTAGGGGCGAAGCCTTCAGTGGCGCCAATAATCCAAGATGGAAAGGCGGCAGACAGCTCACAACAGAGGGCTACGTAAAGCAGTGGACGGGCAACAAAAAAAGGGTGCCAGAACACCGACTGCTCGCGGAGAAAGCACTTGGTCTCCCACTTCCCAAAAAAGCTGTAATTCATCACGTTGATGGGAACGGTCGAAACAACGCTCCGGGTAATTTGGTACTGTGCGAAGACACTGCGTATCACAATCTTTTGCACGCCCGCTTGCTCAGGCTTAGAGACAGTGGCTCGTTGGAGTTAAAGCGATGCGACTTGTGCAAAGTGGTAAAGCCCCTATCCGATTTTTCGCCACATCGAGGCAGATGGGATAAACGGGGTCAAAACTGTATGCCCTGTGATGCAGAGAGGGCGCGTCGTTACCGACAGCAAAAACAATTTCAGCGTGCCTCCGCGTTCATCGTATGAGCGTGCCCGCCGCCGTCGTCTGCGAACCGCAAGTGCCGCCCTGTTGCGAAGGCGCGCTTGTCTTCTACGGGCAGGGCAAGACCTACCTTTCGGCGCAGACCGGATTCTTGCTCACGTGCCCGCCGGGGTTCTCGTGTGACGCAGGCTTCTATCCGCATCCCATCATCGTGCCCGACGGCACAATCCCCTTCACGCCGCCGACCGGCAGCAACCCGCTCCGCATCACCTGTTGCGACGGCGTCGTGCTCGCCTCTTATCTGCCCGACGGCTTCACGCAGGCGCAGTTCGACGCTGCGGCACAGAGCCTAGTCGATCAGGCCGCGCAACATCTCGCGCAGTGCATGGCGGCTGATTACAACGCAGAGAACGCTCATCGCCGGCTGAAGTTCGCCGCCACCAAGTTCACGGTCTGCTTCAACGCGGCGGACAATTCCATCCCGCTCGTCGTCGAGGGCGGCATCGCGCCATACACCTTCACCATCGTAGGCGGTGGGTTGCCGCCCGGCATGGTTCTATCATTGGACGGCATCATCAGCGGCGGCACATTTACCGCTGGCTCTTACGTATCACAGATCCAAGCCGTAGATGTGCGCGGCAACTCGGCCAACAGCACCTTTACGATTCGCGTTGTGGGCATTACCAACGTCTTCCTTCCACCCATGTCTCCGCGCGTGGCCTACAACGAGCCGCTCGTGTCGCTATTCACCACCGGGCAGGACACTTGGTCCATAGTCGCGGGCGCATTGCCTGAAGGTTTGTCGCTCGACGCCGCCACGGGCGTCATCAGCGGCACGCCAACCGACAACGACGTTGTGCCATTCCCGTTTACCGTCCAGCTCACCGACGAGAGCGACCCGCCATGCCTCTGCACCGCCGACTTCGTCATAAATTGGTTCTGCGACGGCGAAACTACCCAAGTCATAGATCTCGTATGGGGCAACGTCGGCAACGGCACCGCCGCTATCACCAATGGCAACGGCACCTTCAACTATGCCGGCGCTTCCGGTCTAACCGGCCCGCGCATGGTCTCAAACCAACTCTGCACTGATTTTACCTACCCGCTCGTCGTCAGCATTGACTTCAACGCATCCGGCATCCGTGCCCCGAGCACCTTCGATCTCCAATGGGATTTGCGCTTTAATGGAGTCATCGTCGATACCGTCCAAGTCGGCGGTGGCGGTGCGGGCGCATGGGCGCTCAACGGCAACGTCCAGCTTACTTGGCCGCTGCCCGTTCAGTCCCTGACGCAAATCCGTATCGACCTCACTTTCCAGGGTCTCACCACATCCGTCACGGGCACTTACCAAGTGCGCCCGCTTATACGTCCTTGACCTTTCGCCATTAACGGGCGACAAGCTACAGTGTGGCCATACCAGACATCATCCTGCGCACTGAGGTAACGCCCTTCCCGCCCGGTTACTGCCCCGCGTCGCAGCAACAGTTCGCCGACGACATCGCTACTGCCTTGCAGGTGTTCTTCCCCGCCGAGTTTACGCCCATCATCAAGTCGCCCAACCAGCCGACCGTCGAGCAGCGCGGCTACACTTGGAACAAGGTGGATGCCAGCACCGGACAGACCGTGGGCTACTTCGAGTGGAACATCGTCGTCGGGCAATGGACGAGGAATCACTGGCCGCTGGGCGTCATCCCGACGTTTGAGCGGCGCATCTTTGTGGGGACGTTGGCACAGCTCGAAGTTTACGACGGTGGCGAGTCTGGCACCGTGTCGCAGAGCACTGGACCGTTCTGGCAGCGCGACACCGCCTTCACCGACGTGTGGCCGTTGGGCGTCGGTGCGCTCATCGTAGCACCACTCACCACGACCGCTTTCTTTACCACGGCTGCGAACGACCCCAAAGCCATCGGCGTCTATTTCATCAAACCTACAACCCGCATTTGGGACCGCGCTGTATGATTACGTTTGGCGAATTTAAAGAACGTCGCGCTAACGAGGTCGTGGGCGTGTGCACCGACAAGCCCGCTTTTCGCGACCTGACCAACGAAGCGACCGAGCGTCTCATGGTCCGGGGCAACTTCTGGAGCACGGTAACGAAGTTGCGGACTTGCGTACGTTGTAATTCATTGGTTTGGCCAAGGGCCGTGGATCAAGTTTTAGCTGTTAACATCTGCGGTATTCCGATTGTTAATAGCAATTATTATTATCAATTCCTTCCGATGAACGGCGCTGACTATCGCATGGCGCGTGGGTTCGGGCTGTTCGGCTACGGCGGCATGGGTCGCGGCGTGGGTTGCGGCAATGTGGTCATCGCGCACGATGGGACTGTGCCCGTCCAAGCCAACATCAAGTGCAACGAACCGCGCTACATCCGCGCCTTCATCGCTTACCAAGCGGACATCGGCAAGACCGTCACCATCTTCGGCGTGGACTCGGGCGGCAACGAGATATTCACCAAGCGCGCGGACGGCACATGGCAACCGGGCGTCGTGCTCACCTTCGCGGCGCCCTACGTCGGCACTCCCATGCTCATCCGGCAAGTGACCCGTGTGCTGAAGGACGCCACAATGGGTCCGGTGCGTCTCTACGCCTACGACGCCACCAACGACGTGCTCGAAGATATGGCCTTCTATCAGCCCAGCGAACGCAGCCCTACCTTCCTTCACAGCCAAGTGCGCGGCGCGCGCGGCATGACCGGAAACTCGTGCAACGGGCTGACGCAGGTCGAAGCGCTCGTGAAGCTGAGGTTCATCCCGGTTGAGACTGACGAGAACGAGGTGCTCATCGACAACTGGGTTGCCTTGAAACTCCAAATGTTAAGTATCAGAGCAGAAGACGCCGGAGATAATGCTTCAGCAGAGGTGTTTCAAGCCAAAGCGGTGCGGGAGCTAAATAGGGAGCTCCGGGTGCATTGTCCAGAAGATCAAATCCCAATTTCCATAGAAGTGTTTGGAACCGCAACACCACGCGCCTGTGGCATCGGCTGCATCATTTAGTTATGCCACGCACATCTTCACGCCGCACCGGACTTGACGAGACGTTCTACACGCCGCCAACAGGCACCCCACCCTTCAGCCTCAACCCCACGTCGCACGGCGGGCAAGGCCCGTACGGCACCGTGCCCGGCGCCATCGGTCTTCCTCCGATTTACAACGACATCGCGGGCGTGTTCCCCGGCTTAGCGGGCAACCTCGCCACTTACTCTGGCAATATTGCGAGCGAACTGGCCGGCGAACTGGACCCGTCCACGATTGCGATGCTTCAGAACACCGCCGCGCAGTTCGGCATTGGGTCGGGGTCGCCCTTGTCACCCTACAGCGGTGCCGCCGGCCTTCGTCACGTCGCTGAAGCGTCTGAAGCAGTGAAGGCTAAGGGCGGCGAGCATCTCCTGTCCGCTCTACCTACCATCGCCAAGACCCTAACCGTATCGCCCGAGACGCAACTCGATCTGGCCAACCGCAACGCGACACTCAACGCCGCGCCTGACCCGCGCCAAGCCGCGCTCGAAGCTCAACGCCTGTTCGACCTTTACCTCGCCAAGACGCAGCGCGGCGGTGGTGGAAGCCTTTCCTACAGTCCCGGCCCGACCGCACCGCGCAACCTCAACGCGGGCGCGACGTTCTCGCCTTGGGCCACGTCGCCCATCAACTCATTCGCCGGCACTCTCCAGCAGAACCCGTATCAGGGCATCCTTGGCGGTCAGCAACGCGCGCCGCAGGATATGTGGGGCGACTTCGCGGGCGGCTTTCGTGGTCCTGAAGGCGGCACTACCGCAACGCCCGGTGGCGGTGGATTCAACGAATGGTTTAACGAACCGTTTCTTGGCGGTGGCGGCGGCATGTTCGGCATTGGCGGTGGTGCCCAAGGCGCGGGCAACGATGTGGGGAATCTAGCCGACTGGTTCAACTGGGACCAGAACCCAACGCTACCGGACTTTCCTGAATGGGGGGATTAACGTATGGCACTGCTCGACATCCCGCCCTGGCTAAACGTCCAGCCGTCGTTCTTCACGTCGGCGCTGGAAGCTGGCGCACGCACCGGCATCGCCCTGTCTGAGCAGGCACAACGCGCTCAGCAACTCGCCGAAGCGCGGGCAGAGCGCCAAGCGCAACAGGCTCAGCGAGCGCAGGAGTTTCAGGACACGCAACTGCTCAACATGCAGAAGCTCTCGCAGGATTATGCGGATCTTCAGGAGCGCAACCGTCACCAGACCGCGCTCGAAGCTGGTCAGACCGCGCAGGAATCTCGCCTGCTCGGTTACAACTTGGGCCAGCTTGGCATTCAGCAGCAGCAAGCCGATACTGCACGTCAACGCGCCGACACGGAACTAGAAAAGCTCGGGCTTGGATCGGAATACGTGCCCGGTGAGGAAAGCGGCGCGCCCGCGCACTTCTACAACCAGCGCACGGGCGGTGTTACCATCGTCCCGGCGAGCCTAAGCGGGGCGCAGCACGAACTAGGCGAATACATCCCGGTCAATGATCCTGTCAGCAACGAGCAACTCGGGTTCGTCACGACGACTGGGCCGAACACAGGCCACTTCACGCCGCTCAAGAAGGAAGGGCTGACGCTCGGCCAACAGATACAGGTGCAGAACTCACGCGCACGCATTCTCACCGCGCAGATTCGTGATTCGTTGACCGCACCATTCACCAATAACGCAGCACGCGCCGACTACGTTAAGGTGCGTCGTGACGCCCTAGAAGACGTGACCAAGAAACTCGACCAGTTGACGGGTGGCACCGCCGCACCAACGGTGCTTGCGCCGACTAACGCCGTGCCCACCGTAGCGGCGACCAAAGCAGCGCCCACCATCGCTCCAGCTACGCCCATGCGTGGCCCGATGACCAATGCGGTCCAAGTGCCGCACCGACCGTTGATTGCACCCGGCACGTTCGAGCCGTCGCTTGCTGGTGTTACGCCGGGGTCGATTGCGCCGACTGTGTTATCTCCGTCAGCGCCCATCAGCGCAGGCCCAGTGCGCGTCCGCACCAAAGCTGAACGTGACGCTCTCCCGCGCGGCACACGTTACATCGGTCCAGACGGTCGCGTAGCCGTCAAACAGTGAAATGCCAACTGCAACCAACGAGTTTGGTGACGCCGTTCTCGACGCGCCCGCCACGAACGAGTGGGGCGATGCTGTTGCTGCGCCCACGCCTGTAGAGCCTACCGTTCTACCACGCAGTCCTGAAGGATGGTCGCCCGTTGGCGAAGAAACCGTCCTCACCCCGAAGCAGCAAGCAAGCACCGACGAAATCGCCAATAGACTGCGCCTCAAGGAGCAGATTGAACGTGTCGAATCGCCTGTGTCCACTGGCTTGCGCGAGAGCGCTCTCGAAGGCGTGCATGCTGTCACTTCCCCACAAGGCTTAGCGTGGGGCGCTGGACTCGTGGCTGCACCGGAAGTTGCTGGCCCGTTGCTGTTCGGCGTCACCGCTTCGCAGGTAAAACCGACGTTGCAAGAGATTCAACGCGCTCGCGAATCGGGCGACCGTGCGGCGTATTACAAAGGTATAGGCAATCTCGCGCAACTGGCATACGTGCTCAAAGGCACTGGGCGAAGCGTAACCGACCTACGCCCGCCACTCGCCTCAGACCTGCCGCCGATCATTGAGCAGCCGACCGTGCTGCGCCCGCCGTTCCGCCCGACGCCCGTTGCACCTACGGGACCGACGCGATTACCGGGACGACCCGTGCCACCAGAGGCGCCCGCCCCTGCCGCCGCGCCTGCACCGAAACCAGCGCCTGCTACTGAGACGCCTACGCTAACGGTGCCCGACTACGACCCGCAAGGCATCGGCGCACGTGAACGCATCAAGCGCCGTCAAGAGGCTGGCCAAACTCGCGATGAAGCGATTGCTGGTGATGCCGCAGACGTACAATCTACCCGTGATTGGGCCGAAAAGAACACGCGCGAAGGTGATGTCATCGAGACACCAATCGGGAGGCGTTATAGGCGCGATGAGTTTGGCGACTGGTATGATGTGTTTGACGGCAAGCAACGCGGTACTCGAATAGGCGACCCGTCAGGACTGCGCGGCGGTAAGATTGTGCAGCGCGGCACCAAGGTTCGCGGCAGTGACGATGCCGTAATCGTAGGCGAAGAATCGCCCGCACCCGCCGAGGCACCGAAACCCGCGCCACCCGCGACGATTGAGGCGTTCAACAAGGCGCTTGGCCCGTTGGTGCGAGCGTCTATGAACCAGAAACCGGGGGACTACGCGCCGTGGCGTGCCTTGCAGCAATGGTTCAAGGACACCTACGGCGTGAGCGATGCCGAAGCGGTTCGCTACGCTAAGGAAGCCGAACTCGCGCCCGAAAGCAGTCCTGCGAACGCCGGCTTGTTCTACGGCTTGCAGTCGCGCACCGCACCGAAGCCCGCGCCGCTCACGCCCGCCGAGCAAGCCGCTGCATCCGCGCCCGTCACGACTCCGCTTACGCCAGAAGAACTTGCTGTAATAGATGCTAAGATTGCTCGCGGCGAAGGATTATCGAATGAGGAAGTGACGCGATTAAAGAAAGAGGCGAGTGCCGGATTAGGCACAGCGCCCACCACCGAATCGACCGCCGCGCCCGCCGCCCGCGCCGAGGAAGCGCCCGCCGCGCCCCCGGTCGAGCCGCCCAAGCCAGCCGTCGAGCGTCGCTGGAAGAACCTCGGCGAAGGCCCGTGGGACACTTACGAGGACGCACTACAGTTCGCGGAGAACGAAGTTGGCGTGGACTACCGCATTACGCAGCGCAAGAACGGCGATTGGATAATCGAAACGCCGGTCGTGCCGCGTGGTCAGCGCAAAGTGGGGCAGCAAGTAGCGACTGTAACGCCGACGACGCCTGAACAACTCCCCGTCTCCAAGGTCACTGGCGCAGTAGGACTAAGCAAAGACTTGTCAGGCGGCGTGCGCGTAAAGTGGACTGGTGCGAGCGGCAAGGAGTATCACGGCGTCACCATCGGAAAGCCGAAGCCCATCAAGATCGGCGGCGTTGACACCTTCGAGGTGATGGTCGAGGAAGTCGGCGGCGAGCAACTCGTTGACCCGTTTGGCAACATCGACCCGCACGCTCGCAACATCTCGCATCTCGACATCCGCCAGCTTTCCCGCGACGAGAAGAACATCACGCCGAAGGGCGCACCAACGGAGCGTCAACTTGAGTCGCCCAAGCCAGCGGCGGCACCCGCACCCGCGCCTGAGCCTGCGCCCGGTGCTGCCGAAGCGTTACCCCCTATCCAGCGCAAGTCGCCCACGCTTGGCACGCCTGAGCGCGAGGCTATTGAGTCCGCCTTCAACGCCGCCGACGCTAAGCGCACCGAAGCCTACGAGAAGATCATCAAGGCACAAGGAGAGCGCGACAAGATGGGGCGCTACACGAATGCACGCGAGCGCAAGGAGAAGCAGCTTGAGCGGCTCGAAGAAGCCTATCGCAAGGTCAAAGCTGACACGGAAGAAGTGATCCAGCAAGGCATTCAAGCGCACCGTGAGGACCGCGCTGGTGACGTCAACCCGCTGGCCGCAATTGACGCTCGCGAGCAGCTTAAGCTGATAAGCTCCAATGACGCGTACAATCTCAAGAAGCGATTGCTGGTCGAAGAAGGGCGTCGGCAAGGATTGTCGCCTGCGGAAGCGGAGTCCGTCGCAATCGAGGCGATTACGTTCACTGCTTTTAAGCCGGATGAACCGCTCTCCAAGATCGTCGAATACCGTACAGGGCGCACCCGCTTCGAGACGGTCAAGCGCGAGGCGCAACGCGAGATGGAGACGGTGCTGGAAGAATCTCGCGCGGCTGGAGGCTATGCCCATCGTGGCGTTTCGGATTCGCGCATCCGACAAGCGATGTCCAACGCGCACGACAAAGCTGGCGTTGATAAGGCGCTGGCAGAAGCGAAGGAGTTGGCTAGGGAACGCAATGCCGAAACCGCTCGCACCACCAAAGCTCGTGCGGACGCCGACAAGGAACGCCAGCAGCGCGAGTTGGAATTGGCGCGTAAGCTACAGTCCGAGGGCAAGCTGTTCTGGATATGGACGGCGCAGAAGCGGTGGGTGCCCGTTGACGCAAAGCCCGTGAAGATCGAAGGATTCCCGTGGCTCAAAGCGTTCATCCGTAAAGTTGAAGGCGAGTGGGTCGTGTCGGAGGAAACGAGCGGTTCGTCTATCGGCTCGGCACCTATCCGCGCCGACGCGATAAAGTCAGCCGCTCAACGTGCGGCTACGGCGGGCGATCAAAGGTTGCGAGAGCTAATCGCTAATGCCAGCAAGACGCTGCCCGGAAAGCCGTCACTCACAGAGCCACCCGCCCCCCCGCCAGCGCCCGGTGCCGAGCCATCTGAGCAAGCCCGCACCACCCCGGCCACCGACCCTTTTGATCGTGCCCGCCGCGGTGACGACACCGCCTTTGACGATCTCGACGCGCAGTTCCGCGAAATCTACCCTGAGCCAGAGGAGCAGGCGCATCGCGGTCGCCCTGACCCCAACCAAGTCTATACCGCCAAGCAGTTCGCCGACCGTTTCAACACCGCTTTTGCCGCACGCGACTTCCAGACCGTACTCGACACGATCAAGGCGACGAGTAACGTGAGCATCTGGAAGCCGTTCCTAAAGGATTTGTTCGCGACTCAGGCGAAAGACCCAATCGCAGCCAAGAAAGCTGAGTGGTTCCGCCACGTATTCAACGGTACGGTGCCGCCAGACGCCATTCCGCGAGCGCCACGACCAGCTCCCGCACAACCGCAACCACAGCCAACGCCGAAGCCGCAACCCGGCGCGCAACCCGGCGCGCAACCCAGTGGTGGACCCGGCGCAGGCCCATCGACACCGCCACCACAGCCACCCGCACCACCACCGCCGCGCATCGAAGTCGAGCCTATCGTCGGCGGTAAAGCCAAGTCGCCATACCAGATCATCGAGGACTTCTCTGCCGCCATTAAGAAATCTATCCGCGTGCTTCGCCTGAAGCGGAACACCCTTGGCACCTACACGCCCGGTTCGACGCGCACCGCCGAGCGATTCGCTGGCGACCTCGACACCGCCGCGCACGAACTGGCCGGCCACTGGACCGATGACCGCTACGGCATCGGTAAGCCGTGGATTGCGCCTCGCGTCCGATCCCCTTACGATGCCGAACTGGCAAAGTTCTGGATTCACGGTTCCGTTACGCCCACCAGCACGCTCCGTTATCGCCGCGCTGAGGGCATCGCCGAGTTCATCCGCGCTTACGTCGTCAACCCGGTCAAAGCAAAGGCCGAAGCGCCCAACTTCGCTGCTTATTTCGAGCGCACGCTACCTACCGATGCGCTCAAAGCCATCAACGATTTCGGCATCGATGTCCGCACTTGGGCAGGTGAAGACCCGCTTATCCGGGCTGGCCTCAACATCCGCATGGAACCGCCGTCGCTTACTGAGCGCCTATGGAAAGGCATCCGTGGCCGCGGATTCGGCTTCGAGATAAATCCTATCGACAAACTGCGCCTGTGGTTCGATGACCCCTATCATTACGCCGTAAAAGCCTTCCATGAAATGCGTTCAGTGCGCGGCGGCACGCTGCTGCCGAAGGACAACTTCGAGCTTCAAGCGCGTCTGCTCGCCACGCACGACGCACGTATGTCCGACCAGTTCGAGAATGGCCTTACGCCATTGCGCCCGACGCAGAGCCGCAGCCCCACTGGCGAACTCGTCGTTGACCGCATCGTTGACCCAGTGACGCGAGAACCCATGTCAATGAAGTGGATGCTCGACCCGCTCGACAAGGCCAGCAAAGCGAAGATGAACCAGGATATGCGTGACGCGAGCGCCTATATGGTCGCCCAGCGCACGCTTGAGAAAGGCGCACAGACCGGGCGAGAGTCTCAGATTTCTGGTATTGGCGCGGGGATAATGACGGACAAGAAAGCCGCGCTCGAACTGCTCAACCGCGTGGCGCAAGACCCGCCGCGTGAAGCGCGCCTGAAGGAAGCGGCACGCCGTTACCGTCTGTGGGCCGATTCAAATATCGACATGCTGGTGGATTCTGGTCGGTTAAGCCCTGAACAAGCGCGTGAGATACGAAAGAACAATCAGCAGTACGTGGACATGCACCGTCTCTCGCAGGAGTTCGAGATGGGATTCCGTGGTCAGCACGGTCGCAATATCGGCACGGCTCGCAATGTCATCAAACGCTTCAAGGGCAGCACGCTTGAACTAGACAATGTTTACTCGAACCTGCTGGAACAGACCGACGCAATCCAGAAAGAGGCATTCCGCAACGTGACGATGAACACGTTCACCGACCAGCTCCGCAACGTGCGCGCCTTGCATGGTCCTGACCTTAAGGATTTCGACCAGTTCGGCACGCGCGTCACCAGCGAGGACAAGAACACCATCCGAGTATTCAAGGACGGCAAAGGTGAGTATTGGAAATTCGATCCCGATATTTACGAATCCCTCAAGGGACTTGGTGAATTGGGCACACATCCTTTCATTGACCTTGCATCAAAGCCGTCGCAGTTCGTGCGCTACATGATTACGCACGGGCCGCAGTTCATCCTTCGCAACACCGTACGCGACACCTTTGAGCGTAGCGTCGTCAGCCGCAGTGGTTCGCGTCCTTGGGACATCCTGCAAGGTTACACGCCCGCCGAGCTATCGCGTTATGAGGTGTTCGGAGGTGGCCAGTTCGGCAATTACATCGTGGACCGCCATGTGTGGAATCGTGAGTTGAAAAAAGCCGTCGCAGAGATGAGCAAAGATCCGAAGAACATCTTCCTATCGCCGCTCAAGTTGAAGACCGCATGGGAGCGCCTGTCGGAGAACAGCGAGAAGCTGGGCCGCATCGCTGAGTTTCGACGTGCCTTCGAGCACGGTCAGAAGCAACTCGGTTACGACGATTACAACGCCGCTCTTTACGCCGCTGGTGAGGCTCGCGGTCTGCTGGACTTTGCCAAAGCAGGAACGGTAATGCGTTCCATAAATCGCCTCGTGCCGTTCTCCAACGCTCGCATCCGTGGTCTTGCCCGCGCCACGTCCTCAATGGCTGAGAATCCCGGCCGATTCGCAATGCGCTGGGGAATGTTTGTCCTCGTGCCGACGCTCGCCAACCTCCTGTGGAACCGTAAGGACAAGGAGACGTGGGACGAATACCAACAACTGCCCGCCTACCAGAAGGACTTCTTCTGGAATTTCAAGGTTGGTGATTACTGGTTGCGCGTGCCAAAGCCGCATGAGCTTGGCGTTATGGCTGGTGGTGTTACCCGCGCCATCGACCGAATGCTGGGCGACAAACGCGCAATGGAGGGCTGGTGGGGCAGCGCCGCCAATGCCGTAACGCCACTGAATACGCCTGTCGAGAGTACTGGCCCGTTAAGGTCGTTCCTCGAACTCTACTTCAACAAGGACTCGTTCCAAGGGCGCGAGATTGTGCCCGCATGGGAGAAGGATTTGAAGCTGGAACTTCGTAAAGGCGTCACACACGCCAGCGGTGCAGGTCAAGCCATCGCCAAGGCAATCAACGTCACTGGACTCGGCGTTGACCCGCGCCAAGTAGATTACGTGTTGCAGAACTTCGGTGGCCTCGGACAGATTGCGACCGACCTCACACGACGGTCGCCTGGGGAAGCCGCGCTTCGCGCTACGGGCTACATCGCACAGAGCCCCGGCGCATCCGCTCGCGACGTTCAATGGGTGTTCAGTTGGGCTCGCGAGAACGGCAAGATGAACGCGGCTTATATCCGAGACCTGACAGCATTGCGGAAGCTGGCACTTGATGCTAAGACTGTCGAAGAACGAAATGCGCTCAACAAGCGCCTACGCGAAGCGTCCACCTATCTGCGGAATGCGCTGGAGCCAACGAAGTAAAGCCTATGCCAAAAGGAACCAGAGTCAGTAATTGCGTCGAGAAGGTGAAACGCAAGGGCGGCAACGTAAATCCCTACGCTGTCTGCCAAGCATCCACCGGCCAAAGCTACGCCACCGGCAAGCCGCTTCACGCCAGCGCCGACCGCGCTCGCGCACGGCGCAACGCCAAGCACTGGAACAAATGATTTCCCTTCAACCGACCGAACTGTTCAAGCAGGACGAGGCGCTCGCCCGCTCGTGGCGCGATGAGGTGCGCAAACGCGCATTCCACGAAGCGGCCACCTATTCTCTGGCTAAGCTCGCGATGGACGGCGCGACCACCGAGCAACTGGCTGGTGCAAAGAAGTTCCTGCAAATATTCATGAACGCCGCCGAACCGGTGGAAGCGATAAGCGTTGCCACACCAGCACGATTGGATTATGACGTTGAGGCGAAAGTAGCCGCACGCCACGCAAAGAAAGACTAAGTTATGGCAGTAGAAGCACCTCTCGCACCCGCTCCTGTAGCCTCAGCCCCGCCACCCAAACCCGCCGCTGCGCCTGCGCCTTCGCCTGCTGCCGCAGCGCCTAAGCCAGCGGCGGCACCGCCTCCAGCGATTCCGAACAGGCTGGGCGAGCGCAGCAGTTTCTTCTCGGATGAAGATGAGTTGCCAGCAGCGGTGGATGCGGAACAGGATAAGCCTGAACCGGATGCCGCACCGCTCAAAGACGACGATGAGACACCGAAGCCCGACGCCAAAGCGGACGACAAGCCAACGGACACGAAGCTCGATGAACCGCAGTACCGCACCAATCGGGAACTGAAGAAGGCGTACGAGGCGAACAAGAAAGAGTTGAAGCGCGTGCAGGATGAGCACGCCCAAACACAAGTGCGCCTCGCAGAACTTGAGCAGGTGGCCAACAACGCCAAGGGCGACACCGGGCCACTCGCTGAACAACTCGCTGCCGCGCAGAAACGCATCGAGGATTACGAGGGCAAGCTGCGTCTTACGTCCTACCAGCAGAGCGATGAGTTTCGCACCAAGTATTTCGACCCGTTCAAGCGCGCCGAGACCCGCGCCTTCCGCGACGTGAAGCAGCTCGAATACATCGAGGGCATCGACGAGGACACGCAACAGCCGCGTATTCGCCCGGCGACCGACGAGGATTTCATCGAACTTTACAACTTGCCCACCGGCAAAGCCTACGCCTTCGCCAAGCGCGCCTTTGGCGATTCGGCGCAGCTCATGATGAATCATTACCACGCGCTGCATCAGCAGAAGGAGGACATGGACACGGCTGTTGCAGAATATCGCACTCGTGGCGCTCAGGAAGAACAACAGACCCAAGCTCGCACCGCACAGGAACGCGAAGCCGCCGACCGCATGTGGCGCACGGCCAACCAAGACCTTCAGTCGAAGTATTTCAAAGAACTGGGCGTGAATCCCGATGACGCTGAGATGAAGGAACTGTTGGGCAAGAGCTACGGCACTGTGGACAAATTGTTCGGCGGTAATGGAAATCTAACGATGGCCGAGAAGGTCGGGTTGCAGGCGAGCGTGCGCCAACGGGCCGCGCTGTTCGGTGTGACCCGAAAGCAACTGCTCAAGGCACAGTCGGATCTCGCTGAAGCCAACAAGACCATCGAGGAACTTCGCGGGAGCGGCCCCGGCAAGCCGAAGCCAAAGGCTGATGCTGCGCCGACCGGAAAGTACAACAGTCTTGAGGAAGAAATGGCGGCGTACCCGATGGAGACGTGACGTTAAGTTGCGACACGAAGGAATGAGATGAATGACAAGCATTTCGGTTGGGGAATGACTCGCAAAAGCTATGTGGTTAAGCATCGCCCTGATGGTTCTGTGTATTGGCTTTGCAGTGACGGCAGAGAAATGGAACCCTTACCACCACCTGTAATTCTTTCTGACGATGAAGTGAAGGAAATATGGGGTCGAAATGAGATGGAGACATAGCGTATGGATCGAAGCATAGGTTGGGGCACTTCACATAACCGCGTTACTGACGATGGCGCGAAGCTCATCATCGAAATTGAAACATTCGACTTCGGTATGAGCGAGACGCACCAGAAGCTAGCCAAATGGCGTGCGCTCAAAGCCGCCACTCGCGCCATTGACGAAGTGGCACGGATGCCGAAAGAGGAAGTGGAGCGCGTTTGGAAAGAAATCGCCGCGCACCACTTTGCACCTTGGAAATATAACGACCAAGCTGAGACACCGGAGAAAAAGATATGAGCAATAACCTGAAATCGTGGACCATGCGAGCAATTGGAGCAGCAACGGCATATATGATATGGTCGTTGTTACAGCGGCGATGGAATCCCCAAACAACCGAAGAAGAACTGTGGATAATAGCAGCAACATTCCTGTTATCGATTCCTCTACTCGTTTTTGCAGCCATTTTAGTAGCATTGACAGATCCATGGGATTTAACACCTAACGACAAGCTCAGCGACCGGAAGGACGTGCAAGGTACTGGCGAGAAGGCTAAGCCCGGTTCGCTATAGCGATTGGTTAGGGTATGGATACCCGATGGAGACCTAATGTGTGATATGTGTTGCTTTACATTTCTGCACCAAGGATTTCAGCACAATGATCGACACCCTGAAGTGGATGGCGTCATTGCATGGAACACTGGAATCTGATGCCCTTTTGGTTTTCCCGTCGGATACATCAACCAAGATTGTCGCGTCTGTTCACGACGCGGCCAAAGCGGTATTTCAAACTAAAAAACATTCTTATTCATGTCCCGCAAGAGCGGGGTGGCCCCTCGGACCTAATCTGGCATGGCAGGCGACTGCGCGGCACATGTTGACCGGGCATGCCCCGTGGCTGTGGCTCGAAGCAGACGCAATACCGATCAAGGCCGATTGGTTGATTCAACTGGAAAAGGTTTACGCGCATTGTGGAAAATCATTCATGGGACCAATCGTTCCACACATGGGCCACTGCAACGGCGTGGCCATCTATCCGGCAAACTCCGCGTCGAGATGTCCCAAAGCAATGGCAGCAACCAATCAGGCGTGGGATTATTTAATGCGAGAGGAGATGATTCATGATTGTCACGACGCGAGCGATTTGATGTTTCACTTTTGGGGGCTGGTCAACGGACGACCGCACCATCAGAGCGGAAATGCGCCTCACTTTTCCTCCATCAACGATGTTAAGCGTTGGATACCCGAAAGCGCAGTTCTAATGCACCGCTGCAAAGACAGAAGCCTCACGAAAATTCTAAATGAAAGTCTCAATCTTAATCGTAAGCTGGTTGCAAGACCTCAAGTGGCTTGAGTATTGTCTTCGGAGCATAACCAAGTTTGCCTCTGGATTTCACCAGACAGTTGTGCTGGTTCCAGAGCAGGAGGTGTCCGAGTTTCGCGCGCAATTACCTTTGTCTAACGACGTGAGTTTTGCGACTTATCACCGCACGTCCGACAAATCAAAGTGGCATTTACATCATCAAGTGATGAAGTGCCACGCTGATTTGTGGTGTCCCGATGCTGACTTCGTTTTACATACGGATAGCGATTGCGTGTTCAGCAATACCGTTACCCCAAGTGATTATTTCATCGAAGAAAAACCCGTGATGCTCATGGAACCGTATGTAAGGTTGAAGAATAATCCCTGGCAAATTCCAACCCAAAACACGTTGAAACGACTGGTGCCGCACGAATTCATGCGACGGCATCCGCAGGTCAATCCTATCTCAGTTTATCCAGGTTTGCGTGAGCGTGTCCGAGAACTTCACGATCAGCCGTTTGACGATTACGTTTTGTCTCTAAAACCGGATTTCCCTTGGGGGTTCAGCGAACATAATGTCATCGGCGCGTATGCGTGGTTCGAGCATCATGATCAATACCATTGGATTGACGTGAGCAAACAGCCTCGCCCAGCAGACAGGCTGATTCAGTTTTGGTCTCACGGTCCAATGGATAAACCGCAACAGACACCATTTGGATTGAATCTGACTCCGCGAGCTGTGTTCGATAAACTCAGACTATGAACATCACCAAGAATTTGACACACAGAGAATGCCTTGGTTGGTGGCTGAATGAAAATGGTCTGATCGGAGAAGGAGCGGAAATCGGTTCTGCTTTTGGGCAATTCGCGAATCGAATATTGACGACGTGGCAGGGCAAGAAGCTCTACATGGTAGATCCCTGGAGAGAGCAACCGGATGCTGATTATCCAGAAGCGACAAATAAGGTAGCTCCTTGGGATGACTGGTATAAATCGTGCGCCAGTATCGCCGAACACGATTCGCGAGCATCGTTGATCCGAAAGCTCTCGTCTGAAGCTGTGAAAGAGTTTGATTCGTGTTCGCTGGATTTTTGTTACATCGACGCAAACCATGATTATCGAAATGTAATGGAGGATTTGGACACTTGGTTTTCCAAGATCAAACCGGGAGGATTACTTGGAGGTCACGATTGTTATGACAACAGCACAGGTGGTCAAAACTGTCATGTGTTTTCGGCGTTGCGCCGGTGGACCAACGAACGAAATCTTATCTTCACCGTAACGCCT